TTTGATGTAGTTGAGAATGTTCTTGCTGGGAATCTCTCTCTACCATAAACTCTAATCTTTGCTTTAGAAGTTTCTTTGTATTCAGTTCCAAGATTCTTAACATATACAATCATATCATCGGTATTAAGTGCGTCTAATGACCCAGTTTCAAATGTAGTATCATCCCAACGAACTTCAAGAACTGGTGGGTAGATTGTATTTGTATCTGAAGAGAAGAACTTGATTGAACCAAACTTAGTAGTTGATTGTTCATCAGTCTTAGATTTCTTAACGATGAATCCGTTGTTAGTTCGTGTACCATCCAACCACTCAGATACATAATCAGTAACCTCTACATCAAGGTCATCGGTGTATTTTGTGAATGACTGATAGTATGCTTGACCACTGCCAAATGATGATGAGTACCAAGTACCACCACCTACATTGGTAATCCAATGAGCGTCATATTTGAAGTCGGTGTATGCTGAACCCGATGATATGTTATCAGATTCTAATTTTACATTGTCAATAGAACCACTAAAGTCCCCACTACCACTACCGAAGAATGTCCAACGAATGTTATGGTTTCCATCTTGCTGTGCTTCGAAGTATAGTGTTACATTTTGTGATGATGTGAAATTTGATACATAAGAACTTTGTAAATAGTTAGATGAGTCTAATAATCTACCATCAGGTTCTTGGATATCAAATTCAATTCCATCTTGGAATGTTCCAGGGTCTATATTGAAACTCGCAGTATAGAAGGCACCTTCTTGTAATGATACTTTTCTATTCACAGTAGCACCACCAAAGTTTGACCCCGACATAAATAATTTGAAGTCGTTAATCGTAGTGGTTTGTGATGAGTTTTCATCATTTAAAATCTCATCATTGATTACATATGTTGATGGTAGAGTTCCATTGATATTGAATTGGTCAAAGATTATCACCGACTCCTCTACAACACTATAAATGTAGAAATTATCTAACGAACCCTCAGACCCATCAGCACCATTATCATCAAAGAATGTAAACTGAACCTTATGAACATCACTACCTTCAAATGCAGCTGAGCCGGTAAACTTCATTTCGTATGAACGATTACCTTCTAATGTATCGAAGTAACCATCTACCTCTGAATCATCGTAGTAAGACCCATCGGGCTTGTATACTCTAAAATCAATTCCCGATAGAGTTAATTTGTTTGCTTCGAATGATAATGTATAAACTTGACCCTCATCTAAAGATGCAGATAAGTTTGCTGTAGCACCACCATAGTTAGATGCAGATAATATTAAGAGACCATCACTTACTTCAAGCGATGGAGAATCACCCTCCGTGCCCTTAATAGGTTCTACCATTTCAAACCCACCTACATTGGCAGCAAAGTTGTAGTATACTTCTAACGCAGGAATTGACTCGGGGTCAACTGGTTTACCAACTGTTGAGTTTGTAATATCCCAAGTATCTGATAAACTTCTACTTACCCATGAAGCATGTTTAGTATTATGTGGTGTATCTACCTCAGACCCAATACCTTCGGTAAATCCCTCAAATAATGGATACACGAATAAGTCATAGTTAGATTCAATTTCTCTATTCTCAATGTTCTCCAATCTCAATCTATATTGTGGTGATGTAATATCATTTGATACTATCGATTGTGAGATTGAGGTAAGGTCGAATTGAATTAACACCCTACTATTACCCAATAAAGTAGTGTTATCGGTATCATAGAACTTACCGATTTCAAGAATCTCATCCTTGCCCGTGTTTTGTTCTTTACGAGGAGTGTCTTCGTATAGGGTTGTGTCTTTACTTGGATATATTCTATAAATCATCTCTTACCTCTTAAAATAATGATACCACTCTACCTCTAATGTCAGCATCAGGGTATTTTACTTCAAAACAAGTTGGGTCTTTTGGTGGATATACAACCCCATTTCTTGTAGCATTTTGAATACTATATTTGTTTGATGAGTAATTTCCATTAAACTTGTTTGTAATTTGTAAACCACCATTACCATCTCTATCAGGTCTAACTACTGACTGAACCCCATCGATACTATCTAACAATACATAAACATCGGTTAATACAATTGGTTTTGCAATACCCATATTATCAGTATCAAAATATTCTTTTAATGCATTAATACATTTTAATAAAACTTCATTAGAATTATAATTTGGAAGAGTTATAATCTCAAAGTCAATTGCTATATTTACAATGTATGCATTTTTGATGTTTACTGCATCAGTAAGTATACGATAATATGATAAATAATTTTGTAGATTTTGTTTTGTAGCTGCGTTTAGATTTTGTAATTTTTTATCTTTATCATAACCCAAAACATAAAAGTTTATACCTAATGGGTTTGGTATAGGTTCGGGTCCATCATCTAATAAAGTGTTGATTTGAAAGTCAGGTGCAGCATATGCCTTTGCTATTGAACCAAATTGTGGTGGTAATGCATATGCTCTTAATAAATAATCTTCTTTAGTAACTGCTCTATTTTGTGCTCTAAAGTATGCTAATGCATTATTTCTAACTTCTTCAATTTCCTCTTCAAAAGCACCACCTGATGCTGCTACTTCGTTAGTTACTGCTACTGAATTTTCTACTATATTGAATGTTTCAGATACCAAACCCGAACTATCAGTTTCAACAACCTTTTCTAAAATATTGGTTAAGTCCGAAGACGCTACATTATCCTCAACACCATTACCAACTCTATAAGTTATTGTAAGAGTTGTGTTTGATGGTGCCACCCCATATGTTTTTGTATACATAAAGTTTGAGGGGTCAATACCTTGGTCAAGGTCACCACTTGCTGGATATAGAGCAGACCCAACATTATCTGGGTTGGGTAGTATTTCTTCATCAGCATTTTGTGAAACACCTGCACCAAATTGAATATCAATTTCTCCCTCATCGGTTATACGAGTAGTAAATCGTTTGGGAACTCGTTTCAACTTAAGTAGTGATGGTGTTTCGTTTGAATATGCAGACATTGCTATTGAGTAATCAGTAGTATTGGGTAGTTCCTCAAATACAGTATCTTGTGCAAGATAATCTACCTTTGTCCATTCATCACCATCATCATCCATAATTTTGATTACATCAATCAAACCATCTTCATCAGACAATTTAATTTTATCATAAGGTTTTGGAGATTCAAATTCATACTCAGCGGTTTTTTCTACACCACTAACTGCTCTTACATATTTCTTTAACAAATAGTATACTGGTTCATCGGTTGTTTCATCGATTTGATAAACCGATACTTCAGTCGGGTCGAACGATGATGAAAACCCAAATCGTACCTTGTCCAATGTACTAAACTCTACATTAGAGTTATTTGATGAACCTACAATCATACCTTCTTTGATAGTCAATGCATAATCAAAGTTTGGTTTTACATTATCACCACTACCTTGTGCCGGTATAATTTGATATACTGTAAGATTTGTAGTTGCAGGAACAAACAATTTTGGTTTATATCCAAATGCTTGTGCAATAGTAAACACATTTGATTTTTCTTGGGCTTCTTCAAGGATAGATTCTCTTAATTGAACATCCGTGTAATATGAAAGAACATCACCAACATAAGATGCCATTTCCATAAACATCATACCTGGCGATGACTCGTTAAAATCGTTATAGGTTTGTGGGAAATAGTTTTTAGTAAAATCAATAAGATTCTTACGAATCTCACCAAAGTCTCTACCAACTAAACTCACATCTTTTTTTACATAGTTTTTCATGCTCTATCCTCAGACAATGGATACACTACCTTGATTACTTACCAAGATAGTTATTTGTTCGTTTGCTCCGTTTTCGGTAACTCTAAATTTTAATGAAATATCAACACGATTTTCATCTTCTTTCTGATTAACTACCACCTCATCTACTATGATGTATGGTAGCCAAAATGCAACATCATCTCTTATTGAATTTTCCAATTCAGCTGATGTATCTTCTAATATTTGCTCAAACAATAATGTGTAAACATCAGACCCAAACAAAGGTTGAAATGGTCGTTCACCCTTTCGAGTTAGTATTAGATTTTTTAAGTTAGATATTGCCTGTTCTTCAGTAGTATACGATTGTTGGAATATAGGTTCCCCACCAAGTGGTAATTTTACACCAATTGCTTTATTACGTTTTAAGTCTAATGGGTCAAATCTATATTCTTTACGAGTCGCCATTATCTACCTTTTTTCTTGTCAATTGCTTTCATTAATTGAGAGTAATCTCGTGTAACTGCATTAACCACTGCTTTACCTGCTTCGGTTTGTTGAAGTTGTTGGGTTGATACCTGACCACCCTCTGCTGTTTGAAATGTTGATGGAGACTGTTCCATCATACCACCACTCCAACCTTGTGCTTGTGATGAATTAAATACACCACCAGGTCCGTTGATACTTCTCCACTCACCACCCTGTGCAGTTTCGTTCAACATATCATTCAACATAGAATTATTTGTAAATGACTTTGACTCTTGTTTTGTTTCGAAAATGTGGTCTACATCAAGCGGGTCTTTCTCAACAACTTTTGGTTGTGATTGTTTGATTTCATTCATAAGAGATTTACGAAGTGCCTTTTCTTTTTTAGCCACTTCTTTCTTAACCTCTTCTTTGATGATGAGTTGAATCGCTTTAATTAATTTCTTAGTATCCATAATAATAAATATGTTTGTATATAATTATTGTTTCATTAATGTTAACTGAGTTTTTATTTGTGCTGCTGCTGAAGCAAGTTTGGGTCCTGCTGCTGTTAGTGTAGCTACTGGGCCACCACCATTTGAAGCTCCTGTGAGTTGTGGTGCTAATTGTATGAGTGCATCGGTGATTGCTTCTAACTGAGAAAATATAATATCCATATCTGCTTTCCAATTTGTAGTCGATACATTAACCGACTTACCACCACTAATTAAAACTGAGTCTTTTTTTGAATTAATCAAAACTCGGTCTGAGTTTAGTATGAGTTGTGGATTGGAGTATTGTGTAATAGGAAGAACACCCAATGAAAATCCATTGGATGATTTAAGATTTACTTTTTGTTTTGAGGTCATCCAAATGGAAGTATCATCTTCATTAACATCTTCAATCACAAATTTATTGTAACCATTTGAAGTACCTGCACCATTTCTAATTATTGTTATAGGTGCTTTAGGGTCGAGTGATGTCCAAGATGGATTTATAGAAGCACCATTTATTTTATTATCACTTAACTTTGGATTTCGTGGTGTGTATCCAAATCGTATAGATTGACCATACCTACCTTCGTGTATTATATCACCAAGAAATGGTTGCAGTTGAGATATATTCGAATCTTCCACAAATCCGTTTCCAAAATCTATTTTAGAATCGGTTGAACTTTGAATGGGGATTCCATTAAATGCTTGGCTAAAGTTTGGTGTGGATTCGCCCTCAGTCTTAGTTAACTTTGGAAGAGCATTATGGTTTACATTTTTCTGAAGACCTACTACTGAAATGTAGTAATTCCGAGAAGACTGGCTTAATCCAGATGCTTCATCGGAATTTGCTACTATAACATAAACCTGTTCCCCTAAAATGGGAATGTGGCTTGAATTGGGATTCAATGGAAAGCATCTCAAGTTATTTTTAGATGCTCTATCTTGTAACGATACAATTATACTACCAAAGTTTTCTGGATTGTCATCAGAT